TAAAAAACAAAAGATATTATAGTAGCGATGAACTTGTTGATAGTTTAAAAGATAACTTTGTAGGACAGATAGGTATGAGGATTATGCAAAGACCTAAATCAGATAAACTATTTGAAAGTGATGAAGAAAAAGCAGAGTTTATGAATCGTATTTACATTGAAAACGTGTGGTGTTTTTCAAAAGAAAAATTAGATTACTTTAGGCATAGTAGAAGGGCAACATTATTTTGATAGAAATAGCAGATATAAATTTGACAAACTTATGTAATGCTAGGTGTCCACAATGTCAAAGAACATCGCCATTTGGTTTACATACAGCTAAAAATTTACCATTGACAACTTGGTCTTTGTTAGATTTTAAAAACTATTTTCCTAAAAATAGTTTAGATGATATAAAAGAATATAGTTTTTGTGGCACGTATGGTGATCCTTTAATGGCAAAAGATATAGAGTCAATTGTATATTACATAATGGATAATTCAAATGCAAAAGTTATAATAACTACAAATGGTAGTATTCGTAATGAAGATTTTTATACAAGACTTGGAGAGTATTGTGGCAGGAGATTGTCATTCGTTATTGATGTAGATGGTGTAGATGAACAAATGCACCAGAAGTATAGACGAGGTACATCATTAAAGAAATCATTATCTGCTTTAAAAGCAATATCAAAAACAAAAGCAATACCTTTATCACAAACTGTATTGTTTAAACATAATGAGATGTACGAAAATAGAATAAAACAACTAGCGATTAAAAATGGTTCTAAAAATCATGTATCATATCCATCAGGCAGATTTGATGATGTACATGGTGACGACCATACATTTAACTTTATTAATGAAAATGGTGAAGCAGATACTTTAGAAAGAGCTGTACATGCCAAAAATTATATGTAAATGGAAAGAGTTAAAAAGATGTATGATAAATCCTGATGGTCAGGTATTTCAATGTTGTTATCTAAAAGATGATTTTCCAATAAATCATTTTAAAACTGATTGGAAAGATGATCCTGTGATAAGTAAATACAACCGAGAACAAAGTAATTTAAAAAACAAAAGATTAAAAGATATATTAAATAATGAATGGTTTACTAAAATTTTACCAGACAGTTGGAAGAATCCTGACACAGCACCTGTTGCTTGTCAGATCAATTGTAAGGTTAATGACGCTTGACAATAAACTCAAATATGATATAATAGATACAATTAAGGAGAATTAATATGAGTGATTTTTTAAAAGATATAATAAAAGAAACTGGTAATGAATATGCCACACTAGTAAGTGAGGGTGTAGAAGCAGGTGACGTTGATTCGTTTATTGATACAGGTTCCCTTGCCTTTAATGCTTTACTATCAGGTTCAATCTATGGTGGTATGCCATCAAATAAAATTACAGCAATTGCAGGTGAAGCTGCAACAGGTAAAACTTTCTTTGCATTAGGAATTGTAAAAGCATTTTTAGATAAAAACAAAGACGCAGGTGTGATTTACTTTGAATCAGAAAGTGCGTTAACAAAAGATTTAGTTGAAAGTCGTGGTATAGACAGTAGCAGAATGGTTATTGTACCAGTTGCCACAGTACAAGAGTTTAGACATCAATCAATCAAAGTGATTGACAAATACCTAGAACAAGGTGAAGATAAAAGAAAACCTTTAATGTTTGTATTAGATAGTTTAGGTATGTTATCTACTACAAAAGAAATGGAAGATACTGCCGAAGGTAAAGAAACTAGAGATATGACTAGGTCGCAGATTGTAAAAGCTGCATTTAGAGTATTGACTTTAAAACTTGGCAAAGCAAAAGTACCTATGATTATGACCAATCATACATATGATGTTATCGGCTCAATGTTTCCTCAAAAGGAGATGGGCGGTGGTAGTGGTTTAAAATACGCTGCTAGTAATATCGTGTATCTATCTAAACGTAAAGAGAAAGATGGTAAAGAAATCATTGGTAATATTATTCATTGTAAGAATTATAAGTCAAGGTTGACAAAAGAGAATGCTTTGGTTGATGTAAGATTAACATACAAAGATGGCCTTGATAAGTACTATGGGTTATTAGAACTCGCTATCAAACATGGTATATTTAAATCAGTATCAACAAGAATAGAACTACCTGACGGAAGTAAACAATATGCTAAAACTATCAATAATGAACCTGATAAATTCTTTACTAAAGATGTTCTCGCTCAAATTGACGAAGCAGCCAAAAAAGAATTCCTTTATGGCACAGAATAGATACGTCTTTGCTCAACGTGATGTTGATGATTATAGTTGTATAAAGATTGTAGAAGGACCTTACAAAGACATCATATACACATATGGTCATGTAAAGTTTGCCTCGGAAGAAAATGAAAGAGGTGAGTTGCCTTTAAAGTTTGATTATGATATTAAAAAGAATCCTAATGATGTTGATACAACAAGTATTGATTTTAGAAATTACATAGGCGACATATTAGTAGAGGTCGTAGAAAAACAATTAGAGAATGGTCAAATTAAGTTTCAAAAGTGATTATATATGTACATACAAAAATGTACTTAAAAAGGACCAATGTCAACACCTTATTGATAAGTTTGAAGATTCGCAACATCAACAATCTAAAACAAATTTAAAAGGTCATATGTCATTTACAGAAATTAATCTTAACATGTTTTCAGACTGGAAAGAATATGCAGATATAATCTTTCCTAAATTACGACAGGTTGTTGACAAATATGTAAAAGATGTTAATATAGACTCATTAAAACAATGGCCAGAAAAGTTTGGCTTTGAACAGATAAGATTTAAGAAGTATGAACCTAACAACGAAGATGAATTCCAAACACATGTAGATGTGACTAACTATAATAGTGCTAGAAGATTTTTAGTTTTTTTTATGTATTTAAATAACAATGATGGCGGCGAAACAACATTTCCAGATTACGATATATCAGTTAAACCAGAGGCAGGTAAGGTGCTCGTATTCCCACCATTGTGGACATTTAGACACGCAGGACAGAAACCAATCAATCAACCAAAGTATATTATAGGGAGTTATCTACATTATGTTTGAGAAGACGTTATTATCTAATTTAATTTACAACGAAGATTTTACAAGAAAAACATTACCATTTATCAAACCTGACTTCTTTAGAAATAGAGATGAGGTAACTCTATTTAATATCATAAATGCTTTTGTTGTAAAATATAATAATCTCCCTACAAAAGAAGCAATTGAAATTGAATTATCAAATAACAAAACACTTACCGAAGACGAATATAAAAATACAAAATCATTATTAAATAGTTTACAACACGAAGAAGTTGAACAACAATGGTTGTTAGATACAACTGAAAAGTTTTGTAAAGACCGTGCTGTGTACAATGCAGTATTGCAAGGTATTAAAATCATAGATGGTAAAGATAAGAAACATACACCAGAAGCAATACCTAGTATCTTATCACAAGCACTTGGCGTTTCATTTGATAGACATATAGGGCATGATTATCTTGCTCAAACAGATGAGCGATTTGATTATTACCATAGAACAGAGGAGAGATTAAAGTTTGATCTTTCATACTTCAATAGAATAACTAAAGGTGGTCTGCCACCTAAAACACTTAACGTTGCTCTTGCAGGTACTGGTGTTGGTAAGTCCTTGTTTATGTGTCATCTTGCTAGTAGTGTTATATCACAAGGTAAGAATGTATTGTATATAACTTTAGAGATGGCTGAAGAACGTATCGCAGAAAGAATTGACGCTAACTTATTAGATGTAACCATAGATGATCTCTATGAAATGCCAAAAGAAATATACGATAACAAAACATCTAAACTACAAAACAAAATTAATGGTCAACTAATTATCAAAGAATATCCTACGGCAGCTGCTCATGCAGGTCATTTTAAATCTTTGATAGATGAACTTGCCCTAAAGAAATCATTTAAACCTGATATAGTATTCATTGACTATCTAAACATTTGCTCTAGTAGTAGATTTAAAGGTGGCAATATATCCTCATACTTTTATGTAAAAGCAATTGCTGAAGAATTAAGAGGTCTTGCAGTACAATATGATGTACCTATTGTATCTGCTACTCAAACAACCAGATCTGGTTATCTATCAAGTGACGTAGGGCTTGAAGATACTTCAGAAAGTTTTGGTCTTCCTGCAACTGCTGACTTCATGTTTGCTCTTATTTCAAATGATGAACTTGAAGAACTTGGTCAAATCAAAGTTAAACAATTAAAGAATCGTTATAATGATCCTGCTGTTAATCGTGCATTTATAATTGGTGTAGATAGAAGCAAGATGAGATTATATGATGTAGAACAATCTGCTCAACAGATTGTAGATAGTAACCAAGAAAGTAAGGAGAAGATTGAGAAACCATCAGGCCCACAATCTGTGGACGTGTATGATAAGTTTTCAGATTTTAAAGTATAATGAAAGATAAAATAATAGAAGAACTAAAAAAGGTTTATGATCCTGAAATGCCATCTGTAGATGTATTTAATTTAGGACTGATTTACGACATTGATATAAAAGAAGATAAAGTTACAATTACTCACACACTAACCTCTATGCTTTGCCCTATGGCAGATAAGATAAGCAAAGATATAAAAGAAGCTACTGAACGTGTAGCAGGTGAAGGTAATGTAAAGATTATATTAACACATACTCCACCATTTAGTAGAGAGATGTTAAGTGAAGAAGCTAAATTAATACTAAACATATGAAGAAAAAAACAACAAGAAAAAGAAAACCATCTATCTATTACAAGACAGAAATGGTTAAGTCAAAAGGTGAAATCATATGGCGTTGCGTTGAAATGCCTAGTAAGTTAGTGTTGCAAGAGTCTTTCTTTGAGGAAGATGTAAAGAAACTTACAAAATTTCAAAACAAACATAAGACATTTGGTGTCTTTGGTTTCCCACCTTTTTTTGATTGTAGAAGTGAAGAAGAAAAAATCGCAGATAAAGGTAAAACAAACTACAATTCCCCAGCAAGAAGTAGAGGCCGAAGATAGACATACATAAATATATGTATGAATCCCAAATTATCAGAACAATTTTTTGTTAGAGATAATGAGGAAAAAGATTTCGGAGTACTCATTGACTTGACATATAGATGTGCTTTAGAATGTCCAAGATGTCAAAGACAAGAGTTTTTTAGAGATCATGGTGAAAAGGTATGGGGTGAGGATATACCTTTAGATACTATTGAAAAAGCAACTGATGAAGAAGTATCATTACTTATGAAAGGGTTATTTTCAGGTATTGTGTAGGTATCTTTATTACTAACATCAATTCTAATAATTGTACCAAATAAATTAGTTAAATCTTG